GGAAGACCATAACCAATAGAAAGAATATCTAAATTTGTTAATCTTCTAGCATTATATTCAGTAAATGCTTTTGAACCATAAGGAAGTTCAAAATCATTATTATCAAATATAATACCAAATGGTAGAAATTGGACGACTAGGTAAAAAGATGGAGAAAATTCTTCTATATATGTGGGAACTGACATTATATATTATATTATATATATATAATATATAAATTATTTTTTATTAATAATGTCTAAAGCTTTTAAGTGCTTTTTACTCTTTAGATGAGTAGCATGACTATACAAATTATACGTACCATAGCATATCTCACAATCATCGCTTTTTAATTCTTTTTTTCTCTTTTCGTAATACTGTTTATTATATGCTGTTTTATCAAAATCTTTTTTTCTCGCCTCTTTGTCTGTATATTGATAATCTACGTCGGTTTCTATTGGTACAGCAACATTATTTACATAAACTGTAATTTTTTTTAAGTTATCATCAGTGTGAATGCTATCAGTACTTTTGTTATCCATTATATAATATAGTTTATAAATAAAATCTTATATTAAAATAATTAAAACTATATTATTTTAAACAAGATTTTTTATTATTTGAAATATAATTTAAAGAAATAATATTTGTATGTATTTTATTGGTGTCTTTACTACCATTTCTAAATAAAAATTTAGGATTAAGATTATTTTGATTAATTTTTGTTATATCAGCATAAATTTCTCCAATTTTTAAATCCAATTTATCAACTTTTACTAACAGCATATTACGACGTCCAATAATATCTTCTAAAAGTATTTTCATACGTTCAACTTGATTTGCCCTACGTATATTCATAAAATTAAATATATTTTAATTATGAAATGTCAACTTTTTTTGACACGACACAATCATAGTCGCAATCATTTATTTTTGTTTCATTTTTAAAGTGTTTATGGTAATCTTTTAAATTAAGATTTCTATTTAATAATCTGTATACGACATGACGTCCACAAGTATTTATATTATCTCCTGTACGCTGGTAAGGTGCTGTATTATAAACAACATTTAACTTACTTTTATTAAATAAATTACTAATAAATTTACCTGTAATACCTAAATCTTCTCTAATTTCATTATCTACCCAGCGTAATTGCGTATCAGGATATTTACCATAAGGGTCAAAAAATTCAACGGTATTGCCTTGACGTAAAATACATGTCCAATGTCCAGTATTTTCTGAGTCTTGGTATAATAATATTAAATAACTATTAGGATTAGGTAATAAATCGTCTATACTATTAAAATTTGCTAAATCACTATACATGATAATATTGACGTCTGGTAGATATTCTTGGATATCACTATCCGAAAGTGCGTAGGCTTTTATTTCTTTTATATTATTATTCATATAATAATATAACAAAATAAATAAATTATATTGTATCTAATTCGTCATTCACTAATTGAGGGCGTTTTTCTTTTAAAAAATTAACTAGCTTGTGTTCTAGTGGAAAAACATATTTATTACATTCTTTTGTTTTTTTGAAAAATTCGCCAAACTCTATTTTAAAATCTTTTGTCATCTTATCAGCTGTAAAAGTCCATTCGAGTCCGTGGCGTTTTGCGTAGTCAATAGCACATTCATATAAATCACTTGTTCTATAGCTATTTTCAGCATAATTATGAGGTTGTCTGTAAATCATCTGTATGTATGCTGGTTGAGATTGAGCGATTAATAATTTTTTATATTCATTCATTGGTGCTTCTAGCTTATCTGGTATGACTCTAGTTTTTAAAAATGTATCCATAGCTTTTAGAACTTTATCATCTTTCATTAGACTGTATAATTTATTACTTGTTTCTGCTGTCATTACGGTATTTGTTGTTTGAAATAATATAAATCTTCTGTCGGTTGGTTCGATATAAAAAGCACTTTGATTGTTAGTAGTGAAGATAAAATTAGAATAATCGTTAACTTCGTATGCGTCGACACCTTTTTTTTCTAATAACATTTCGGTTCTTGTTACCATATTTTTTAAGTCGTCTCTCATTTCTTTGTTTTTTACTTTTACTTCATCGGCACAAATTACCAGCTTAGAAGTGATATGACTATTAAAATTTTTAATTAAATCCTTAGCATCATTAACTGTTGTTGAGTATGTGATTATCTTTCTAAATAATTGTATTAATGTATTCTTACCTACGCCTTGGGCATCACTGTATAATACGACTGCTTTATCGGTCTTTTGAAATGGTCTTTGTCTTATCCATGCCCACCAATCGAGAAAACTTTTGATACTTTCTTGTTCATTATTTAATAAAACACTAATTACATCAAAGAAAGGTTGTAAAATTGTCATATCATGATTTTCATCATTATCATATTTAAAGCCTCTAAATATGTTAAATAATCTTGGATTTACACTATCAGGTATAAAATCTATTTTTGAGTATGTCTTTCTTGTCATATCTTCTATCCATAAATCGATAAAATCTCTCTTTCCTATTCTATAAGGTTTTAAGAGTTGTTTTAAGTCTTTTAGTTGATACCAATTTATTTCATTTTCGTCATTAATATAACCATATTGGAGAGGCTTTTCGACAATAAATAATCTATCTTTAAATTTATCTTTAATCTTTGTATATTCATCATCAGTTTCATTAGCTACTTCTTTTTTACACCATTTTGCCCTCCATTTTTTATATTTTTCTGAGTCATCTTCTTTGGCCATATTACATAAAGTACCATAATTACCACCTTTGAAAGTCTTCCAATATTTTTTAACATCTTTTTCACCCTTATAATTTTTTCTTTTTGAACTAAATTTGTCAAATAAATCAAATAATGTATCATCACGTTGTTTGATAGCACTACCTATTTGGAACCATTCATTATAGGTGTCGCCCCTCGTTTCCTTAAGTATCTTTAATAGTTCTAATACCTCGTCTTTATCTACTTCTTCTTGCTCGTCATCTTGTTCATTGTTATCTTTTAATATAGGTATTAAAATATCGTATGGTATATGACTAATATTGTCAAAATCAATAATTGAATCTTTATGTTCTGCTATTAAAAATAATAAATCTAAATTGCCATATGTTTCGTCATCTTTATATTGTCTTTTTTTTTCAATGTCATCAATTATTGCGTCATTAGGTAGTTTAAAATAATAATGGTTTTTATAAGTTAAATTGTTTGTTATATGTCTCAAAGATTTAGTTGATACTTTATTTAGGTTGTTTTCTGATATAAATTTTAACATAAAATTGTTTGCTTTCTCATCATCGGCATCAAAACAAATATATTTATCATTGTCTCCAAATAAATTTATCATCATGCCATTATATTCGTGTTCTTTTGTTTTATTATTATACATTGTTATGCTTTCATTATGAGTCATTTGATGCCATTTTAAGTTTTTGTTTTCTGGTTTAACTGTAGCATAGCAATATTTATCATTTTTATCGTTATATTTGATAGGAGAAATGGTTAATTTATTAGCTTTTACAAAATTGATAACTGAAGACATTTTTTGATTTATATATTTTTAATAGATAAAAAAAATTTCTTAAATAAATTTATTTAAGAATCTAAATATTTATTATTTTTATAAAAACCTTCCACCTCCTTCCACCCAGCATCGACACCATAAAAAATATATAATAATATACTATTTATATCTATCTTAGATGTCTTTTAAGAGGTGGAGGGTGGGTGGAGGGTTGGTGGAGGGTACAAAAACTGACCCTCCACCAGCTATTTAGGTCTATTTACTTACTTTTTATATAAAATAAAGGTATAAATTATAGGTGGTGGAGGGTATGGAAGGTTTTTTCAAGTTTGCTATACAAATTTTTTATAAAATTTTTATTTTTTTTTCTAATGAATTTTGAAAAAATGCCTCCGACCCTCCACCTCATAAATATGATGGCATTTTTTACGTAAAAAATGACTTTACAGCATATTAGCTGGTGGAGGGGGGGTTGGAGGGTTGGAGGGTATTTTATAAATTTTAAATATTAAATAATAATATTTAAGACTTTTTATTAAATTCTATCAAATAAGATAACATTTTTTTTAGACTTTTTCTTACCTGAGCCTTCGGTACCATATACTACTCCTTTTTGATACTGAGGAAATAAATTTATAAATTTTAATGACGGTTCTTCATTAAATTCTTTAACTTGGCGTTTTTCAAACTTTAATGACTCGTTTCTATACGGTAAATTGACGTGTTTACCACTATTTTTTGTTCTTGCTACACCTCCACACTTTTTACCTCTGCCTTGCATCATTTTTTCTCTTACATGAGCCTTCGCTCTTAATACAGTTTTATTAATAAGCACTTCATAGTCTGGACCCATTTTACGGATATTACCTTCAATTCTTTTCATATTACTGTCTTTTTCTTCCATATCACGACGATATTGTTGCTTTAATGCATCGGTACTAGCCATCTTTTCACGATGTTCGGCTTCATAAAAATCAACAGATTCATCATATAAATGATTTATAGCGTCAGCGACAGGAGGAGGAAGTGCTACATCTGAACCAGGTGGGACTACATAATCAGGTACAAATGGTGCTGGTGGTTGACCTGGTACTGCTGGAGCTGGTGCTGGAGCTGGTGCTGGTGCTGGTGCTGGTAGAGCAGGAGCTGGTGGTTGATTTACAAAACTGCTCGCATCAGTTGCTGTATTTATGAAACCTTTAACAGCAATTAAATCTTCATCTAATCTATCTACAACTGTTTGGAGTAGCTTTGCTCTATTTTGCTGTTGTTTTGCTTTTATCTTTCCTGCTTCAGGCTGTATTTCGATACCAAAAAGTTTTGCTACTCCTTTATAATCTATTTTTCCACTCTCTACATAATTTAAAACTGGATATACTTTTTTAAATAGGACATTTGATACATCAGACCAGAATTTGCGTGTTTCTTGGCTAAAATAAAAACCTTTTGATACATCTAATAAATTTTGTAATATTTGTCCTTGTGTTCTTAAATCTCTAAATAATGTTTGTGCTTTCTCATCTAAACTGCTTGAAATAACGTTAGATGCTGTATTTTGACCATTTAATACTTGTCCTTGGGTATAGCCACTTTCTAAACGTCCTATAATATCAGCAATTTTATCTAATTCCCTAGTATTTACATATCCGATTTTTTCTATTTGTGATGCTTTCTCATAATATGTATTTAATGCTGGTACTGTACCATTTAACATATTTTTATATCTTTCAGTATCTCTTGGTTTTGTACCACTAGCATTTATATAAGCATCTAACATGTTAGTTGCGACTCTAAATGCGATAATAATGCCTTCTTCACTACCTGGTTTATTATTATCTATGTCGTTTGTAGACTTTATAATAGCATTAGTAAATGATGTAATAGCTTTTGCTACCTCTAAATTTACTAGTCTGTCGCCTACTTTCTCACGTTCGTAAGATTCTAAAAATTGTTTTGTTTGCATAAATTGACGGGCTATTACTTGTGTTCTAACATCATTAAATTCATCATTTACAAGCTCTCTATATTGGTTATCCCTTAAATTACCGAATCTGTTTAAACTACTGTTAAATTGCATATTATATATATTATATAATATAAAATTTATTTAATTATTATTTTAATTTACCTAATACTATACTGACATCTTTATTTATTTTTTTCGTTACGTATGACTTAGGATGAAATTTAGTTTTTGGTATATTTCTAAATCTAATAAAATTTTTTGTTTCTCTATGGTATCTATCTTTATTTGTTTTTAAGATATCTCTTGCTATCGCTTTTGCTTGTAATAATGGTATAGTGTTTTTAACATTTACGGAATGTATTACGAGATTATCTACACCTCCTACAAAGTTCTTTTTACTTTGTCTACCTTGACCGTTTCTACATGTTATATAAGAATTACCACTAGAATTCATACAATGACCATATGGAACACCATTATAATCTTGGTCTAATATTAATCTACCACCAGGTGCTAACAAATTACAGTCATCTTGATTATATTGTCTATAAACTACACCATTAACACGAGATGGAAGCATTTTTCCTAATTGGCATGGGTCTTTGTCAGATGGTTTATTTTGTGCACAATCATAAGAATAACTGCCACCATCGGGGCTAGTAATATTTAGACATTCACCATTTCCGTTATATTGGCCTCCCATTTGGTCGCATTCATCTTGTGTATAATCCATTAATTGTTTATCAGTATTATATGTACCTAATTTTAATCCACAGGGCCAGCCAAGAGAACTAGGGTCTGCTGTATCATTGCATTTTGTTGAATAATTGGCACCATCTTTACCCTCACATTCGCCATCAGGATACCAATTACCGTTGAGATTTAATTCACAATCATTTTTACCAAAAAGTCTTACACCTCTAGTATCTACAAATCCAAATTTGCAGGGATTACCAGCATTGGGATTTGGTGGGATTGGTTTAGGTGGGTTGCTTGCTACTGGTGGTGGTGTAACGCCATTGCCAGCATTTGCCTGTTCTTGTGAATTTTGTGCGTTTTGTGTCCCTTCAAGTGCTTTAAGAAAATCATTAAATGTAAAATTTCCTTCTGCGAAGCTTAAAATAGTTAACATATATCTACCAATAATAACACTCTTATCCGCAGCATTTGCTCCTGTTAACCAATCTTTTGCCATTTTCCAGTAAGATGACCCAGATGTCATTGTTGATGTTGTGGTATAAAAATCTAAAATTATATTTACTACATCAGAAACATCTGGTGATTGACCTTTAGCAATCTTTGCAAGAAGTGTTAAGATGTCTTTAACGGCACTTAATGCTCCTAAGGCTGCTGTTGTTTCTTCTGAAAAAGTTAAGAATAATCCAAGAACAGAGCCACCAGAACATATAACACACATTAAAAATATATATGTCATTGGGTCAGTTAGAACATCTTTCCACCATGTTAGACTTGCAAGTTCTTCTTCTAATTGATAGAAAAATTCATACTCTATAATACTAAAATTATCACAGAAATCTTGCACTTGATTTGCTAAAGATTGAAATAATTCTTTAGTCATACCAGCATATTTATTAAAGGCATCGGCAATATGCTGGTACTCATCTAATAAAGGTTTAAAGGTATTTTTGATATCATCAGAAATTTCAGACCAATCGACTTTAGAAACTGTATTACATTGTAATTGCCATCCTTGCCATATACAGCGGGTACAGGTCAATCCAAAATCAGTATATCCAGAATCACATGGTTTTAGAGCTTTATATCCACTATTTGAGGTATCACCTATTTTAAATCTAGAAACAATATCGCTAGTTGGTGTTAAATTAGGCACACCACCATCAGCATCCGCTCCACCTCTCATTCTTCTACCTCCTTTTTTACCATATCTATTTAATTTATTATGTATCATACATGAATCGCATAAATTGTAATTACTACCTCCTATTACTATTCTATTTGATGATGGTGTATATGGTTGTACTGGTTGACTTGGTCTACCTTTTTCAGGTGTATAATAAAGAGGTAATTCAGCATTTGAGTCATCAATATTATAGGCGGGTTGTGTGCTTGGTTTTTGTGGTGGAACAACAACATTTGGAACAGTTTTCTCACCATAAGTATCGATTAGAGCATTTGACGCTGAAACTATATTCTTACCAATAATCGCAGCACGTTGAGCAGCAGTCATACTCTTAGCACCAACCATCGCTGTTTTAATTTTATCGAACATCGATGCGTTAACGACTTTGCCAGCTTGAGGAACAGGAATTAAAGATAATGCGAGACTGTTAATATCTGATATCTTAATTGGTCTGCCTTGTGCTAAATCTCCTAAAATTTTAGTAGCACTCGCTAAAGTTCCAGCAGCAGGTACACCTGCGAGAGATGCGATAGTAAATGCGGTTGATACTAATAAAATATATGTATCAGGTGTTGTCATGGTCTTATTCCACCAATCTTTATTAGCAACAGTTAACTTTGCTGCTTTTACGACTGTTTTAAATCCATCTTCTATTTTTTTAATTTCTGGATTCTTTTTCTTTATATCCTCATAAATACCAACGAATGCTTCTTTGGTCATAGAACCAAATTTTTCAAAAGCTTTTTTGACGACTTGACCAGCATCAGAAACTCCACGTTTAACTTCATTTATAGTTTCTTGAACATTTACTTTACTTGTTGTATTACAGCCTTTCCATGTACAACGGGTACAAGTTAAACCAAAATCAGTATAACCAGCTGGACATTTTTCTAATTTACCACCACACATACGGGGGCATTTTACACCAGCACGAATAGCTTTTAATGTTGGTGCTACACGTCTCTTTCTACCTGAGCCTGTTAATTTTGAAAATACATTACCAGCATCAGTTGTTAAATTTAATAATTCTCTGTTAAATGCTGGTATTTTTTTAACAATACTTGTAGTATCTTGGTATACAAAATCAGCTTCTTTCTTACCATAAAGTCCCATAGCTTCTAACATATTCTTAACTAATACTTGGCAATTATCTGTAAAACTATCATATCTAAAAAATTTGGTATCTCCTAACTTCTTTCTTACCATTTCTAGGACAGCATTTACGGTGAAATTTTTGCCTTGTAATGGCACTTGTAAATATTCTGTGTTATTATCAGCTTTAAAAGTTTTTGTAACTTCAATTCTAGCATTTTTCATTATAACAACTTGTAAATTTTGTCCTCTTATGGTTCTTACGGTAGCTACTAAAGCAAGATGAAAAAATCTATCATAACCTACATCTTTTTGTGCTTGGCTAAATTTACCAAATGTTAAACCATTAATAAGAGATTTAATTGGACCACTTAAAGGTGTTCTATTTAATTCAAGAGCAACTATTGGTAAGTCGCCTCTTTCTTCTAATACCTTTCTAGATGGCACTGGAAAATTTGAATAATCAGGTCTAAAAACTTCTTTTACTTTTTCTATAGCTTTTTGAGGTAATGAAGGTATCTTTTTTAATTCATGTAAAACTTTAGATGGGTTAAACATATCGTCGATAAATTTACCACCTCTTATTCTACGACGTCTTCCATCGTTGACTAAATCTCTATAGGGATTATCAATTTCATTTAAATACATCATTGCTTCGTTATCAACGCCTCTTTCTATTCTTACTCTACGACGTCTTCCATCTTTAACTGGTCCTCTCTGGAGATTATTAACATCATTTAAATACATTATTACTCCATCATCAACATCTTGTTCTTTTTTTACTTTTGGTTTAACCATTTATATATATAATTATATATATAAAAAATTATATCTCTTTTATGTATTGTTGTTGTTGTGGTGTCGAATGAGCCATTAATTGGGCATCTTCTTTCATAGCATTATTGATATCTTTATATTTATTACTTAAAAATATATGACGTAAAGCACTAGAACCCATTTTTTTATTGCCTAATACCTTATTTAAAATTCTGGTTATGCTGTTAATACTAGATAATTCGGTACCATCTTGGTATACGAATAAAGGTGTATTAGTTAAACTTTTTATTTTTCCTTTTAGAATAGGGTGAAATTTTAAATAAACATCTAAAACTTTTTTTAATTCATCTGATACTGGTATTTCTTGTCTACCGTATGTTTTTTCTGTTTTATATTTATTAAATATAAATTTATTTTCATCATAAATATAATAATTAATATCTTTATTTAATTTATCGCTATTTTTCTTGACAATATTCATATTTTGATAATCTTTATTTCTCCTAGGGCTATTAAAAATATAACATGCTAAT